CTAAGTCCAAGATGGCAAAGGCTAAGCGTGCTGCGAAGCGCGCTTTGCAAGCTATGGGTGGACAACGAGCGGGACTTCGACGTGGTCCTATCTTCATCAACCCTCAACCGGTTGGTGGTAAGAAGAAGAGACGTAACCGCAAGAAAGCTGGTGGATTCCAGTCGAGTATTGTGGGTCCTCAATCTCGAGCGAGCGGCAGTGGCCGTCTTGGTTTGAGTGGAGGTGGCAATCGTTCGACGACCAATCGTCGTACGCAGGTCATTGAAGAGGATGAGTATATTGGTGATGTGGCTGGTTCTGTTGCGTTCGCGACGACCAAGTTTTCCGCCAATCCTGGCCAAAGTGGAACTTTTGCGTGGGGCAGCAATATTGCTGCTCTATACGAGAAGTATGACTTTGAAATGCTTGAGTTTTACTACAAGCGTGAAGTCAGTGAGTTTGCTACTAATGGTTCAGCTGGTAAGGTCATTCTATCATTTGATTATGATGCGAGTGATGGAGCCCCAACCACGAAACAGCAAGTTGAAGATACTGTGCCGCATGCCGATGGTATGCCATGCACAGAGATTATTCGCTTGCCAATTGATGTAGCGTCGATGCGTAATCAGCCGTCGAAGTATGTTCGACCTGGCGCCTTGCCGGCTAATACTGATATTAAGACCTATGATGTGGGTAATTTTTATCTTAGCACATATGGTAATGTTAATACGACTACCATTGGTGAGTTGCATGTGAGGTATCGTGTGCGTTTCTCTAAACCTGTTTTAGAAGCAGCAGGTTCTGCCAACCAAAGTGGATCATATTCTCTGTTCACTTCTGTTGCTGCTGGTGAGGTTTCTACTGGTGGTTCTCAAATTAAGTTTGCTGATGCTGTGTTCAATCCTCTTGGTATTGTTAACACGGCTGGTAGCTTTGCACTACCACCTGGTGCGTACCTTATAGAGACTTCTCTTACCGATACAACTGGTAATTCGAACTTTTCTGTTGATCTTTTGACCAGTAGTTCTGCAAAGAGTGCTGGACCACTTGGACAAACGGGTCTTACACCTTGTAGTTCCACTACTTCATGGGTTTCATCAGCCACAACGACTGTTACATTAACAATCTTTGGCAATGGTTCCACCAGTGGTGATGTGGTGCATGGTTGGGTTCGCATAACCTTTTTGCAGGCAGCTCCGCTGTCTGCTTTACCACCTGTTGAGACTGAGTATGGTTTCCAGAGTGAGGAATTGGCTGCTATGCGTAAGCAACTGCAAGATATGCAGGAGTTTTTGGCTGGCAACAAGTGGGGAGCAAGTGTGCAACCTGCGGGTGATAGTGGTCGCCTTAAGAGGAAAGTGTATGATGAAAGTGATACATCAGAGGAAGAAGATTCCACTGTTAAACTTTCACAGAGCATGGTTGGGCGCCTGACAAAGGTGCTCGC